ATGAACACCGCACTTCGCTTGGACGGTCACGAGCAGGTCGACATTGTCCAGTACGTAACCGGCGCCGACGGCTCGCACCTCGCACTCGTCGAGATCGATGGTGACACCGAGTACGGCGACGGTCTCGGGCCACTGCGCATCGCAGTCGAACTCGACCGATTGTTCGGGTAACCCCAGGCACACGAGGCCCGCACCGGGGAAGGGTGCGGGCCTCGTCCGTGCCCGGGTAACGCGGAAACAGACCGGGTGCGATGATCCGATCATGAAACTTCGCGCTGCACTCATCGTCCTTCCTGCCGCCCTCCTACTCGCCGCCTGCGGCGGATCCACCGACACCGACGACTCGGCAGCGGATACCACCACGGCCGCTGCCGCGGCAACTATCTCCTGCTCGGAGTTCGGCTCGGTCGGTGAGAACAAGGAGCTCATCGAGGTCGTACGAGCAATGCCCGAGATCGCCGGCCACAACGTCACCTCGGTGCGCATCTCAAAGGACAGCGACTACCCCGATCAGTGGGCTCTGGCCGTGACGCTGTGCGACCCATCGATCGAGAACGTCGACGCCCTGCGCCCGACCGCGACGAGCTTCGCGAAGGCCGTGAAGGCTCAACCGTGGGCGAGTGAGGTTTTCGCCGTATACGTCGGAAACGACTGGCTCGTCGACGGCGAGCTGGCGCCCGAGCAGAAGCTCAAGGATGGCGACTTCCAGATGCACCTTTGGAATGGCAAGCCCTCCGAGGAGGCTGAGAATTCACGGTGGGAGGTCATCGCCGGATAAGTGTCCGCGCGTCTAAACACCGAAGGCGTCCCACCTCACGGCGAGGTGGGACGCTTTCGGCGTACGAGGGGCGTTACGCCGCTCCCCCGAGGTATGCCGCGAGCACGTAGTTTCCGTGCCGATCGAGGTTCTGCCGCGCGCGGTCGTAACGGCTGGTCATCCGCGGGTCCGCATGTCGCGCCATGACCTGCACGTCCCGCAACGGGATCCCGGCGTCGAGGGCCGATGTCACGTAGCCGTGCCGGAGCAGGTGGCAGTGCACGTTACGGGTGATGCCGGCCTTCCGGGCAAGCCGCTTGACGACACGATCGGCCGAGCGCCGCGTCATGCGCGAGCCGTCCCGTCGCAACAGCAGCGGCCCCGAGGTGCGGCCCTCGGCGGCGCGGTCCATCGCCCGAGCGATCGGCACCGGCAACGGGATCGAGGCCGGCTTACCGCCCTTACCCATGATCCGCAGCACCCGATGCCCACGCTCGGTGTAGGAAAAGTCCTCGATATCGACCGCGCACGCTTCGGAAACCCGCAGGCCGAGCAGCGCCAGCATCGTGATCAGCGCACCGTCGGTCGGGGTCGACGCCCGGGCCGTGGCGATCAGTGCCGAGATCTCGGAGCGTTCGAGGCCGACCATGCGGGTCTCGTCGAAGTACACCTTCGGCATCTTCACGTACTCGGCCGGATTGCGTTCGATGATGCCGTCCACGTGCAGGGTCCGGAAGAACATGCGCAGGCAGCACAGACGCCGGTGCACCGTCGACGGAGCATTGCCGCGCTCGTGCTCGAGGTACCGGGCGAACAGCTCCAGGTGCGCGCGCTGGGCCGCGAGCGGATCGAGACCGACCGCGGCACACCAGTCGTGGAACAGTCTCAGGTCGAGCCGGTATGCCTCGAACGACTGGCCGTTGTAGCGGGCGAGGAACCCCGCCGCGGCGAGGTCGAACGGGGAGAGCCGGACGGGTGCGGTCCCGGGGCCGGCAGGCAAGAGGGTAGCGTCATGCACGGTCATCACTCCAACTAGGACTTGGGTGGTGGCAAGGCCCCGTTCCGGTGTTCGCAGCACCGATCGGGGCCGACCTCGTTCTATGTCCCGAGGTGCCCGCGAGGATACACGCGGAAATGATCTTGTGCGCCAGCACGCTACCGTCCGCCGCTGACGTCCGGATCCAGGTGTGCAGCAACGACATCGAGGTTGTGCGCGAGCCGGTCGAGGGCGTCCCAGTCGGCATGCCGATAACGCGGATGCGAGGACAACTCGATCACGGACGCGGAAGGCTGCTCGGGCTCGGTCATGAGCGCCAGTGTCGCATGCACACACGACGAAAGCGCCCCACCTCACGAGGAGGTGGGGCGCTTGTGCGTCCAGGACGCGTGCCTCGGGGAAGGCAACTGCAGGCTATCGACGGGCACCGACAGCCGCCCGTAAGGATGCGTTACGGGCGGGCACGGCGAGCGCACCCTTTCCCGGTGCGGCATGATGACGCTCTAGCCAAACATCGGGGAGGGTGTGCGGGAATGCCGTCTGGAAGATCTGCGCAGAATGCTGTCTGGAAAATTGTCGGAGCCATCGCGACAGTCGTCGCTCTCGTGGTGGTCGGGATCGCTGGCTACACGGCAATGACCAGGGAAGAGCCTGCGTATGTCGGGTCATATACCCCCACGCCACCGCCACCGTTGCCAGAGCCGCCGGCCCTGGTGCTTCCCGAGAATCCGCGAGTGCTGTTCATCGGCGACTCGTTCACCGAAGGCCACGGAGCCGACGACGAGAAGACCCGTGGGTTCGCGCCGCGACTCGCTGCGATGCGCGGATGGACAGACTTTCAGGTCAACGGCGTCGGGCTCACCGGCTTCCTTCGGCCCGGTCACGTCGAAGAAGCACAGAACACCTACAGGCAACGACTCGAACGGCTTCATCGCTCCGGCGAGTTCGTGCCCAATTTGATTGTCTTCCAGGGCGGACTCAACGACTCCCGGTACGGTTCCCTGGATCTCACGATCGAGGTGCGAGACACCCTGCTGGCCGCGAAGGAATGGTGGCCCGGCGTGCAACTCCTCATGATCGGCCCAATCACCTACCGATCATCTCTCGCACCGATCAACGCCGCCTACAAGCGCGGAGCGCTGATCGCCGAAGTTCCGTTCATTGATGCCAACAGCAAACCGATCATCCCGGAAACAGAGAACGTGAATCTCACAGTCGAGGATCGGTGGCACCCGAACGACGCGGGACACCAGCTCGTCGCCGAAACGTTGTCGACCCGGATCGACGAGCTGGTGCATCCGGCGGAATCAAACCGCTAGTCCGGCCGCTCGGGCGATCGTGTCACCGCCGAGCGCGTACCCGGTAGGTGTCGGGTGCAAGCCATCCGACGAGATCAACTCGGCGAGGTTTCCGTCCAGGAATGCCTGGTAGATGTTGATGAATCCCCACCCGAGCCGTGACGCCGCAGCGGACAGCTCCATGACTCGTTTCACGTGCTCTTGCCCGTATGCCGCTTCGTTGGGCCAGGCCGAGGTGTGCGGGTTCTGCCCCACCACGTTCACCGCGCCGTTCGGAAGTCGACCCTTCACCGCCGCCACCCACGCTTCGTACGGTGGAATCCACGTCGAGCCAGATGCCGTGTTCTCGTTGTGGGAGTCGTTGAAGATCAGCGCGGTCTGCCCATAGTCGGGTGTCTCGAGCTTCAACCTCGCGGGGTCGGTGTGGTAACTCATGCCGGAGCCACCGCGTGCCACGTTGAGCACGTACACCGTAGGTGCGCCTCCGTAGGTGGTGGCAGGGTCGCCGTAGCGTTCCCACACCTCGATCGCGGCTGGTGCGATCATCGGACCGTTCAGACCGTCCCGAATCTGCACCTCGTAGACCTTGCCTGCGAACGAGTTTGCTACCGGCTGCCATCCGATGCCGCCGATCTCGAAGAACGAGTCATCGGCGCTGGCATAGAGCGGTGCGGTTGCAGCGCCGCCGCCGGAGACGTTCGCGCCGAGTTGCTCCCAGGTCACGCCGTCCGCCGAGGTGTAGAACTTCGCGACGAACCCGGTGCCGGGGGTGATCTCGACCGTGGCGCGCACCCATATCTGGGAACCCGCGGCGACCGGAACTGCGACGGTAGAGATCCGGTCGGACAGGAATGAGGTGCCGTTCTCCGAGTGGCGGATCGAGAGCTTGCCGTCGGTGTACCAGCGGAAGTCGAATTGCAGGTCGTTGGTCCACGGACCGGCTGCGCCGCCTTTGCGGTTGCGGGAGACGATGGATTGCGGTGTGGCTGGGGTGAGGGTGTTCGGTGCGATCAGTGCCCGGACGTCGATGATGCCGGTGCTGAACTTCGCGTTCGCGGGCACGGTGGGGATGTGCCGTAGCGAGCGGGTGGTGATGATCGCGTGCCGACGTCCGTCCGTGTGGCCGCCGTTGATTGCCACCCACGGTCCGAAGCCCTGGGTGTCGTGGTTCCACAGCTTCTGCATCACGTGGTGGCTGGGGAATGCTTCGGCGAGGCGTCGGGTGAAGCGGGCGATGGTCCGGTCGGTGGCGGGGTTCGAGCCGTCGGATTCTCCGGTGGAGTCACCGAACGCCGAGAGCGCCGCCGACTGTCCCGCTTCGATCGCACGCATGAACCCTGCGAAGGTGGGCAGCGCGGCGGCCACGGGGCTACCTCCGGAGACGACCACGTTGCCGTTCTCGTCGACCGTCTGCCCGTTCACAGACCGCACATAAGTGGCATTCCCTGCCGCTTCGGTCAGCAGCCGCTTCGAGGCCGGCTGGGTTCCTGGCTGGGTCATCTCAGACTCCCGTCACGTAGGGGACGCCGTCGACGTCCAGGGCGATGGATCCGCCACCGGTGGCGGTCGTGTCGAAGTAGGGCACGCCGTCGGCGTCGAGGAAGATGCCACCGCCGCCGGTGCCGCCGCCCTGCTCGGCACGATCAGCCGCGGCCTCGGCGCGCTGCACCAGCTCAGCCACCTCGGAGATCACAGGCGGGGTGTAGGAGTACGTCTGCTCGCGCAGTGCCCACAGGTCGACGTTCCCGGAGTCGGGCACGAGCGCCTCGAACACGGTGTGCGCGCCCTCGGTCGTGATCGTCACAAGGATCGGGCCGGGTTCGACCTCGATCGGCGCGAACGTGCCGTTGACGACGTCGACGGTCTTCGCGCTGGTGTCGATGAACGTGCCCGCCCGGCCGCGGGCTTGCGGGGACTCGACGGTGATGTCGCCGTTCGACAGCCCGTTGGCGACGTTCTTGATCGTGGTGCCGGTGATCGTCGTCATCGAACGCCTCCGTGTATTGACGGAGTGAGCATGTAGCCTCCTGAAATGCGAAACCCCCGCGAGAGCAGCCACTCTCCGGGGGTATGACCGACTACTGAGGAGTCGATAAATCGATGATAGTGACTGGCGCGTTCCTCGCCGACGATGCGACTGCGGCCGACGGAAAGCTTTACGTCTGGGGCGGAGTACTCACGTCCTTCACCAGGCCCAGCCCTGAACACTCACCCGTGATCATGCCCATGCTGGTGGTTCTCACCCAGGCAGAGGACGGTGACGCCACTGAGTCTGTGCCTATCGAGATCTACGGGCCCGATGGGAACGTCCAGCGAGGCGACCTCCCGATACCGGAGATCACCAGAACCGGAACACATTCCGGATTCTTCTTCGCCCGGGTGACTTTTCAGGTCCCGCAGGATGGGCGATATTCCATCGTGGTTGGCTCGGTCTCGATCCCGATAGATGTAGACACCAATACGGATTAGCCGCGCCAGCGCCACCCGCCCCGACAGTGCCGGGCACAACCTCGACGCGCTCGCCCATCACGCCCCCATCTCATCGACGGACTGGATGAGCCGATACCCGCCGGCCATCTGCAGTGTGAACGGATGGTTCGGATCGTTCGTCGCGTGCGTCCCATGCGTCGGGCGGGAGTCCTTCACCTGCGCGTCCTCATCCGCGAGCAGCACGACCATCTGGCCGACCTGCCCATACATCGGCGGCTGATGGAACAGCAGCAGGTGATCCTTGCCCTCGAGGGGCGGGTCGACGCGGTAGAGGGTCGCGGGTCCGGCCCATCCGCCGAGCCCGTCGGCGACCTGTAGTGCAGTAGGCATCGAGTGCTCTCCTATGCGGTCGTGGTGAAGTTCAGGACGGTCGAGAAGGCGGACCAGTTGCCGTTGTCGTCGACGGCGCGCAGCTTCACCGCATATGCCGTGGATGGGGTGAGGCCGGTCAGCGGGAAGCTGGTGGCTTCGGTGTAGCCGCGCACGACGTTGTTGACGAGGACTTCGTACTGGTCGACGCCGAAGTCGTCGGTGGACGGAGCCCAGGTGATCGTCGCCGTCGTGCCGGTGACCGCTGTCGCGGCGAGCCCGGCGGGCACGGAGGGTGGGACGACGCGGGTGTCGCTGATGCGGGTGGAGATGTAGCCGGCACCTGCAGCCCCAGCCCCGCCGTTGCCGGCGAAACCGAACGAGACGTACGAACCGCCACCGCCTCCAGGTCCCGAGGGCCAGCCCCCGTCACCCCCGCGGGCACCGTTGCCGGTTAGGCCCGCTCGCGCTCCGCCGCCCCCACCTGAGCCGACGCCGATTTTTCCTGCCGGGACACTGGCACCATTCTCCCCTTCACCAGACCCCACACCACCTTTACCGCCAGGGTCGAAGGATCCCGACGACCCACTGGTTCCATCGGCAGCACTGCCGGATCCACCGCCATTGCCGCCGCGCACCCGGTACGTGTTGTTTCCCTCACCGTATTTGCGGTCCACCGAACTTCCCCCGGTGGCCTGAGCAAGGATCGTGCCGTCCGGGGCGTAGAACGTGGTGGTCTTTCCGGTGGTGCCGTGTCCGCCGTCGCTCGTGGCCCCCGGTGCGGGTTCGCCGACGACGATGTCGATGTATGGCGGGCACTGGTCGTACGGAATGACGACCTTCTGCCAACCGCCTGACCAGCCACCGAGACCACCGCGGTAGGTGCCGCCGGAGCCGCCGTTGTTCGATCGGCCACCGCCGGATGCCCCGGCGATGCAGTCGAACACGATGTCGCCGTATGCGCCTGGCGGTTTCCACCAGCGACCCGAGTAGCCGAACGTGGCGATCTGCACGACACCCAGCTCGTCGGCGAGCGTGTCGATCCTGTTGTCGAGACGCACCACCTCGCGCTCAAGGCGGGACTCGGTGCCCCGGAATCGGTCCGCGAGATCATCGAGATTGAAGATCCCGAACGTAATCCCGTCCAGCGCATCGAGCAGATCACCGATGAAGTTGTTGATCATGTTGAGGATCCACTGCCCGATCAGATCCCCGAAGCTGTTGACCTTCCCGTACCGGCCCTCGACCTGACTGTAGATCGAATCCCGCCACTGCCCCTCGGTCGTGCGAGCGTGCGAGGACATCCCGCCCGAGCCGGAGAGACCACCGGACGGGACACCGCCGTTAGGTGACGTCACCGCGCACCTCCTCGTGCTGGAACCGCCACAACACCATGAGGCGATGCAGCAACGACAGCACTAGCACCGAGACCACAGCCGACCGCACCTCAGCGCGGAACGGATAGTCGCCGAACCACCACACCGAGATCAGCTGCAACCCGATCAACCCGAGAGCGACCGCCGTATACATCAGCGTCTTGCCGGCCTCAGTGGTGCGCCACGGAGAACGGAACCCGTACAGCGCAACGAACAGCCACGCCAAGATCGTCATCGTCGTCAGCAGAATGCGGGCCTCTTCCTGCGGATCGAACACCGCAACCACCACACCGCACGCGACCGCAGCCGACGCCAGAATGATCCGTCTCATGCGTTCCGCCTCCTCATTGCCGCCGCGGCAGACGCACCAAACCCGTTCACCCTGATGTGTTTCTCCGCAAGTTCGGCCAAGCGCTCCACATACTCGCGTTGCGCCTGCACCTGCTCGAGCCGCTGCTCGGTCACAATCCGTTCCGCCCGCGCCCTCTTCACCGCCGTGGATTCGGGCTTCTGTTTCTTTCTCCACCACGTCACAGCCCCTCCCCTGCACCGAGTTTTTTCAGCGTTTCGGCCATGTGCACCGACAGTTCGATCTTCGGGATGAGCAGGGAGATTTGAGACGCCTGCTCGTCGATGATCTTGCGTTGCACCAGCTTGTCTTCGCGGAGCTCTTCGATCTGCCGGTCCTTCTCGGCGAGTGCAGCTCGGTGCTGCCTCCATGGGACGAGGCCGCCGAAGATGATGAGCAGCATGACTGCCGAGAGGATGCCGCCGAGGCCGATGTCGGAGGTGAAGAACGCCGAGAACTGCTCCATGCGCTACCCCCTGCGGATGAACGGATCGACGTACCGCTCCCGCAGATCGTTCACATGGTCGATACCTGCCTGCACGTGCGGCTGCGCACGCTGCGCGACTCGCTCGAACCCGACCTCAACGGCCTGCTCGATCTTCGCCTCCTGCGCAGGGGAGGTGCGGTCGACGAACAGGCTGGCAAGCAGGTTGCCGAGGGTGGTCAGCACCAACGTCGCGTACCCGAGGTACTCGGCCGATTCACTCTCGGTGATCAGGCCGGCACCGACGGCGATGGCGCCGAGCACGGTCAGGATGCCGTAGATGACCTGCCGGATGGCCGGGTAGTTCTTCGCGATGCTCTTCACTGCGTGCCTCCGAGAAGTCGGTCAAGTTTGGATTCGATGCGGTCCAGCTGCGCCTTCTGCTGAACCTGGCGGGCGGCGATGGTCTGCACGAGCGCCACGAGGGAGCGACCCACCTCGTCGGGGACGTCGGCGTATTCGGGGCGGATGTCGTAGCCGTCCCACGCGATCTCGTTCCAGAGGTCGCACCAGATGTCGTACGGCCACGGCTCGGCCGGGGTGCGTGTCGATGGGTTGACGTTCTGCTGCCGGTTGATCTGGCGCAGGCGGCCCGGCTGCGGATGCAGCTGCCCGGCTCCCTGCTCGACGATGTCTGCCACGGATTCCCCCTCGGGTTGGGCGCTGCCGAACAGCGCGCGAAGCTCGTTCTCGGTGCCACGGAAGGCGTTGACGTCGACGGCTTGGCCGGCGACCAGTCCTCGCTCGGAGAACTGCAGCAGGACGACCGGGGGTGCGCCGGTGTGGAACTCGGCCCATCCGGCGTGTCCATCGCCCGGGTAGAGGACGGAGGCGTAGCCGGTTCCGTTCACGTAGTGGCTGTTCCAGATCGGCGGGGTGCCGTCCAGTCGGGGGGCGCCCATGTGGCCGGTCCAGTACCAGCGCGGCAGATAGTTCGCGAACACCCGCATCCCGCGCTCTTCGATCGCCCGGATGAGGGCCTTCATATTGTCGATGGAGCCTCGGTTGCTGGTGTCCTCGTAGTCGAGCTGCACCGGAATGCTCGGGTCGCCAAGGTGTGCGAGGAGAGCGTCGGCCTGGCGGTTCACGTCGACGTTGTTGCGTGCGAAGTGGTAGCCACCGAACAGGCCCGGGAAATGCTCGCGCATCTGGTCTCGGGCGCGGGGCCAGTACGGGTCGCGGTAGCCGTCACCTTCGGTGACTTTGTGGGTGGCGAACACGAACCCTTCTCGTTTGGCCGCCCCGAAGTCGAACTCACGCTGATGATTTGAAATATCGATGCCGTAGAGGGTCATCGGTTTCCCTTCGGTGGGACGAGTTGCGCGAACCCTTCCCGCACATAGTCGGAATAGCCCTCGCGCTGCGCACTGGATGCCGGCGTAGGGGGCACCTCGTCCGGGAACAGCGCCCCGGCGAGGAGTGGGAGTGGGTCGAGTCGATTCGGTCCGGGCGGGGACCACACGGCCCGGTGCCACTCGAGGTGCAGATGCGGCGCGACGCCGCCGTTCGTGCGGGAGTCCGGATTGATGTGCCCGATCCGCTGGCCCGCTTCGACGCGCTGACCCGCCCGCACCTCGGGAACGATGTGCCCGTAGACCGTGGTGCCCGAGCCATCGGCGGTCGGGTGATCGAGCACGACCCACTGTCCGAACCCCGAGGCAGGCCCGACGTTGACGACAGTGCCGCCCTGGACGGCATAGACCGGCATACCGGCCGATCCGCCGTCGCGACCGAAGTCCACACCCCAGTGGGTGCCGCCCCGCCACCTCTGGTAACCGAAGGTGTCGGTGACGGCATGCCCGCGCGTAAGCGGCCAATACCGGGGCGCCATCACTGCTCCTCGGGTGGCAACATGCCGCGCGCCCGCAGCTTCGCCTCATAGTCGGCTCGCTGCTGAGCCGCCAGACGCGCGTACATATCGGTGATCGGCTCCGGCTCGTCCGCCGGGTTGTCGTACACCCACTGCCCGCGGTCGAGGTGCTTGATCGGTTCCTCGACGGGTCGACCGCCGAGCTCCCAGATCTGCCGGGAGACCTGCCGGTAGTAGTCCGGGCCCATGATCATCGACGCGCCGTTCACGCCCGGCAGGCCGACGAACATCCACAGGAACGCTTCCTCGGGATTGTTCGGATCGCAGTTCTCCCGAGTCGGCAGATCCTGCAACACATCGACGGGGTTCTCTGCGCCCTGGTCGACTGTCTCGCTCATGTCAGAACACCCCTAGTGTCTTGGCGATGCTGTTGAGTTTTTCGAGCCGGGCCGCCATCGCGACTGCCGGATCTTCATCCTGCTTAGGACCGACGGTGACGCCGAAGTTCCCGCGGTCACCGCGCTTGCGCACGTACTCCATCTGCGAGACGCGCTCGACGATGAGCTCGGTCGAGATGCCCTCGAGATCGGTGATCAGACGATCGCCGACCCAGAAATCACCCGTGCCGGGCCATCCCGCCACATACGGTTCGGCCGATTTGATCTGCATCGACGCCGACCGGAACGAGCGTGTTTCGTACATCGCCTGGCGGATCACCATGAGCGAGCTCAGGGTGTACGCCTTCCCTGCGGACTCGATGTGCTTCTCCCAGTAGTGCGACTTGCCTTGCGCCGCAATGCGAGCCGGGAGTTTGACCGAGACCCAGGCGGCGACCGTGTCCTCGTAGAAAGGCTTCAGCAGGGTATCGATAGATCCGCCAATGCTGCCTATTTGCAACGCATTTCCGACGACATCGCCGATAGCCTGGAAGCCTGCGGAGATACTCTCGTTGATGCCCGGGAACGAGTGACCACCCGTGTTGATGATCACGCCCTTGGACGGCCCCTGCGTGAACTTCTTCGACACCGCAGCCGGAGAGTCGTTCGGGAAGTAGACGTGCGGCCACGCCTTCTTCGTCCCGCGCCCCGGCACGTACAGATCCGACGTCGGCGAATCGGTGAGCAGCGACTCGGTCGTGTCGAGAAAATCGGCGGTGAACTCGCGGATCGTGCGGAACAATCCGTCGAACATCGTGCCGCCGTGCGCCGTGCCCGTCATCGAGCCCGACTTGTCGACGATGTCGACGACCAGCGCCCCGTCCTTGATATTCGCGCCGAGCCACGGATCCGGATCGCCCGTGCGCCACCGCCGCGTCACCACGGTCAGCTCAGCGTCGGCGAGGATCGGGGCCGCGATGTCGTGCCACGTTCCCCACCGCGAGGCGAACACAGCCCACTGCGTGCCGGCCGCCATGTCCTCGAAGAACGTCGTCGGATTCACGACGATGTCCCACGTCGACATGTCGAGCCCGTCGAGCCACGTCGACGGATCCATCGGATCGTCCGGGATCTGCCAGATCCCGGAGAACAGCCGCCACAGATTCAGGAACAGTGCGGTCTTGAGCGTCCAGATCGCCGGGCCCGCGAGGATGAAGATCCGCGGGAACTGGAAGATCGCGGGCAGGAACGGATTCGACCAGCAGTCGATCCACTTGAGGTTCTCGTAGTCGTGCAGGAACGTCAGCCGCAGATAGCGGCGCCCGTCCTCGCCTTCCTCGACGTCATGAGGTTCAGCCCTGCCGGACCACCTGACGCCCGCGACCTCCACCTCAATATGGAGATTGGTTCCCTCACCGCGCTTGCGCCGGCCTCCCTGGTCGAGGACCCACTCGGCGACGTAGTGATCGGCGTCGATCAGGATCGTGCACGAGCCGGTGTCGTTCTCGATGTCCTTGAACGACAGCTCGTGATAGTCGAGCAGCAGGTGCCGGATGACCTGATTGCCGTCGGCGAGCTTGACCAGGGGATCGTCGTTGCGGATCTCCCAGTCGCGGCGCTCCGCTTCGAGCGTGGCCTGCCAGATCGCCTCACACTGCTCTTCGAGCGAGGCCTCGAGATCTACCGCCATTCCAACCCCCATGCTCTCGACCACAGGCGTTCCATGTGCAGCTCAGCGCGCGCACCCCCCGCCGGCGCTCCGGTCACAGAGATCGGCAGCATCGTCTTAGGGGTGTACGGCGGGATGACATGCCGCAGCCACTTGCCCTGCATCCGGGCCTCGTACGGCGTGCCGGTCGCCGCGGTGGCGTGCCGCTTAGACCGATCCATCTGGATCGTCACACCACCATCGGCAGCCGTGATCTCCGGCAGCGGCTGCACCCGATTCGGGAACGCCCCGCCCCGCTTACGCCTACCCTTCGGCCCGGTCCACGTCGGATCGGGCAGAGTCCAGATTCCGCGGGTGAGTTCCCAGCGTTGTTCGAGCGGCCGGTCCGTCGGGTTCCACACCTCGATGAAGCCGGAGCCCGACGAGCCGGACGTCTCGAAGAACCGCATGTCCGGCTTCGATCGCCACATCGGCTGATACGCGCGCAGCTGATAGGTGACGTCGAACATCTCGTCTTCGATCGGATCGTCGTCGAGAACGACGTCCGGCGCCTCGGACATCCACACCTCGAGCGTGCGAGGCCCCGACAGTGGCGTGACGACCTTGACCCGCGGCGGCCGGAAGTCCGGATCCCACCGGTCGGGCTCGGCGACGAACGCCTGCCGCAGCCGCGACTCCAGCTCACCGGTGCGGCCGAGGTACTCGTCCTCGAACGCGTAGAACCGCAGGATCATGTCGCGCACCGGATAGTCGACGCCGCGTAGCGTGCCGCCGACCTGCTTCACGGTCGAGTCGTGAATGACCGTGATCGGTGCGTCGAGGACCCCGTCGACACCCTTGTCGGAGATGACGACACCCGTGCGGCCGGCGTACTTTCCAGCCACCGGCCACACGGAGCCGTCAGCGCCGAGGATCGTGATATCGACGCGATCTCTCACCTACCCCACCTCCCGAGATGCCGCTTCATGTCGAGCCGCTGCTCCTGGGCTCGGCGGCGGTAGTACTCGTCCTCGTCGCGGAAGGTGGCGTAGGTGTTGTAGACATTCCCGCCACCGCCCACCGCGGCGCCCGCGCCGACGAGCTGATCGACCTTGTCGACGTTCGCCTTCGCGGTCTTCCAGTGCGCGTCCTTCAGGACGTACTCCGGCTCGGACAACCCGTTGAACCCGAACGTGTTCGGCTCCCACACACCACCGGTGTCGAACAGCCCGACGCTCTTGAGGAAGCCCCGGGCCTGCTCGAGCAGCGGCGCCACGTTCAGGTCACCCTTGATGCCGTTCGCCGGATCGAGCGGCGACAGCGGAGGCGGCGGTGGCGCCGGTGTTGCACCCGTCTCCGGCGTCGGTGTTGCGGCCGCCGTAGCGGTGCCACCCTCCGCCTTGATCGTGTAGCGGTCCGCGAGGTCCAACCACTCGCCGAGACCGAGAGCCTCGACCGCGGCATCGGCCCAGATCCCGCCGAGTTCCTCGCCGAACTGCTTGAACCGCTCACGGCCAGAGAAGGTCTGCGTCACCTCGGTGCCCGACGTGCCCGCCGTCGACGCCCCCGACGACGTCGACGGTGAGCTTCCCGCAGTCCCCGGCGACGTGGCGCCGCCGGTCGACGGCATTGTCACCGTGCCGTTGTCGCTCGGGAACTGGATCGGCGCGACCTGCTCGACCGACGGTTGCACGAGCTGCGCGACGATCATCGGCAGGTATGCGTGGTCGGTGAACATCGGGTCGCGGGCGCCAGCCGCCTGGCCGCCGTACTGGCCGTTGCCGCGGTTGCCGCCCATCTCGAAGTTCACGCCGTTCGGCAGAGTCGCCGCGGTGTGACCGCCGTAGGGTCCGCCGTTGTACCACCCGACCTGCAGGGAGCCCGCAGGGCCGAGGCCCGGCTTGAACCCGCGTGCTGCGAGCTCGGCGCCCTCGGTCATCGTGGCGAACCGCGAGGCGAACGGGGCGAGGCCGGTCGCGAAGTTCGCCAGCGCGGAGACGGCACCGGAGCAGTCGCCCCAGTTCACGCCGCCCCACACGTACGGCTTCCCTTCGACGCCCTTGGCGAAGTTCACCAGCTGATCGGGTGAGACCACCGCGCCGCCCTCGGCGTAGCCGGGGAGCCAACCAGCGTTGAGCGCAGCGACGACCTGGTCGCCACCCGCGTCCATCGCCGACTTCTTGACGACTCCCTCGCCCGCCGACACGCGCGCCGTCGGAACGCCGCGAGTGTCGATGCCGAGGATCGAATCGGAAGTGCCGGTGCCCGGACCCCACAGCGTGCCGTCAGGACGACGTCCAGCGACACCACCGGTGGCGAGCGTGGGAATGTCGGGCAGGCCGAGAACGAACCCATCCCACTTGACCGGGCCAACCTCGAAGCCGGGGATCCGGAACTCGAGGGCGTTCCACACCTGGATGATGTAGTTGATCGCCGCCTTGAAGGCACTCTTGATGCCGTCCCACATGCCGGCCGCCGCCGACGCGATCCGCCCCGGCAGGCCGGTGACGAATCCGACGAGTTCGTTGAACTTGCCGACGACCCAGTCCTTCGCTTCGGTCGCCTTGGTTCCGATCCAGGACAGGGCGCCGCCGAAGGCGTCGATGCCTGCGGATACGCCGGACCACATGGCGTCCCAGCCGGTCCGGATCGCGTCCCACGCTGCGGTGACGATTCGCTGCCCGACTTCGGTCTGGGTGAAGAACCAGACGAGGCCGGCCACAAGCGCCGCCACCGCTGCGATGATCAGGCCGATGGGGTTGGCCGACAGTGCCGCGTTGAACGCCCACTGCGCTGCCGTCGCCGTTGCTGTCGCAACAGCTCCTGCAACCATCACCGCGCGCTGTGCGATGAACGCCGCGCCCTGCAGCGCGAGCGCGCCGACCGTACGCGCGGACGCCGCGACCCATGCGCCTGCAGCGATCGCCGCCTGCGCGGTAGCCGTAGCGCCGGCCGCGATCCACTGGCCGACCATGATCGCCCCGTTGGCGACCGCGGCCGCACCGGCAGCAACCCACCCGGCGACCGTCTTGTACTGGGCCGCGACCTGAGCCGCCGACGACGCGATGGCCGAGGCCTGCGTCGACACCCACACCGCGGTGAGCGTTGCGCCGCTGGCGACCGCGCTTGCCGCCGAGGTGACGAACCCGACCGTCATCGACGTCAGTGCCGGAAGCAGTCCGACCGTGATGACACCGGCGACGATGCCGGCCACGACCTCGTGTTCGCGGAACCAGTTCACGACACCGGCGACAGCGTCGGCGACCTCGCCGAGGATGCCGACGCCGGTCTGCAGCGCCGACCAGATCGCGGGCAGGGTCGCCGAGGCAATACCGCCGACGACCGCGCCGATCTGTTTCCACAGGTCGGCGTGTTCGACGAGGAACTGAGCCGCGGCGCCGATGCCGTCGGAGATCGTGGCCTGAATGGTGTTCTTCAGGACCGTCATCGCGTGGTTCGGTCCGGAATTGACGGTGTCCGACACCTGCTGCATCGACCCACCGAATCCGGTCATGGACTCCCCCGCGCTGTTCATTGCCTCGAGGAAGGCCGGGATCTCAGTCTTGTTCAGATCCTCGAGCGGAGTTCCGAAGAGCGCCGTTGCCGCAGTGGCCTGCTCGGCAGGGTCCTTCACATCGACCAGCGCCTGCGTCATTTGCTGGAACGCTTCACGCGCGGAGTCCCCTCCGGCCAGTAGCCGATTCTGGATATCCGCACCCGCCAAGCCGATAGCGGACAGAGCCTCCACGGCCCCCGTATCACCGAGGTCGGTCGCCCGAATCCCTGTCTCCTTCAAGGCATCTCCGACCTTGTCCATCGCGATCTTGCCTTGATCGGAGGCATTGACCAGAAGGCCGAAAGCCTCCTGCCCATCGAATCCGATCGAGGAGAAGAACGAGCCGTACTCGTTCATCAGCTCCGGCAGTTCGTCTCGCATAGCCGGACCGACGCGCTGCGAGGCGGCGGTCATCAGATCGAAGGCTTCGGTGCTGTCCTTGGCCAGACCGCTGACGATCAGCTGATTCGCAGCCTGCACCGACTCACTAACGTCCTGATCAAAGGTCTTCGCGAAAGTTACTGCCGAAGCAGCAATTTCGTCGATTGCCTTTTCACCTTCGAAGCCCGCGGTGGTGAAGGTCGATGCCACCGCCGCAACGGCTCCCGAGGCGTCCTCCATCGAGGTGACCAGACCCTGCTTGTACAGGCTGCCGGCCATGTCCCCGTACTCGGCCGCGAGGTCACCAGTGGCACCGAGCTGTGCCGCGAGGTTGGACTCGATGTCCATATTCTCGAAGGCCTGCCCGACGAGCTCCATCGCGCCGCCGATGCCGGCAGCCGCGACAGCCATTCCGGCCACTGACTTCGCGGCGTTCGATGCCGAGCTTCCGATGCCGTCGAGCGAGTCGCGCCACCGGCGGGTGGCCTGCTCGTCCTCGTTGGCTGCGCTGGCCGCCCGGGCGCGCGCTGCGGTCAGATCGTTGACCGCCGTGATGCGTGCCTGTTGTGCGCGATCCGCGCCACGCTGCGCCGTCGCGAGACGCTCCTCCGCCGCGGCGAGCTGCGAGGCCGAGGCGTTGCCCTTGTCTCGCAGCTCCTGCAGCTTCGCCTCGGCGACGCGGACCTTACCGGCCGCGTCGGCTTCCTTGTCCCGAGCCGCGGCGAGCTTCGCCGACGCCTTGCTCACCGCCGCCCGCGCGGCCTCGATGCCGGACGCCATGCCTTCCCCAGCGGCGCGGCCGGCCTGTTCGCCTGCCTGCTGGCCGGCCTGGCGCATCGGTCCGGCAAGTTGGCCTGTGAGTTGACCGGAAACCCCGCGCATCGTCGGGATGATCTGTAGCGAGGCCCAACCGATAGATGCCACCGAGGGGTCCTCCTAACTCTTTGTGCGCAACGCCTTTTCGCGTCGTGCTTTCGCGCGCTCGAAGGCGGCACGTTTCCGGCTACCGCGTTGCGCCATCTGTTTCGACTGCAGCTCGAGACGCCGCGGGTTACGGACGGGCGGTGCGCCCTTCTTCTTCCCGCGGTTCGCTTCCTGCTCCCACCGGTCAGCGAGCAGATGTTCGACCATCGACCAGGGCATGAGGCCACCGTTGTCGTCGATCGCTAACGCGGAGTCGCGGGGCAGGTGACGCACGTACACCCACACCTGCCGATGGGTCAGCAGCGGAAAACCCTCCTCGTCACGGCGCCACAGGTCCCGAAGATCGACGTCGTAGAAGCGGCGCAAATCCGCCTCGACGACGTCGGCCTTACGGAGCAGCAGCGCCAGGAGGCCTAGGAGTTTCCCAGCGTCTCGAACCCGCCCTCCGCGGCGAACATGTCCATCACCTGATTCGCGGCCTCGAACGGACTAAGGCCTTCACCGCGAGCCTTGATGCAGAACCACCCGAACTGTTTGTTCCCGAGCAGACCCTTCACCATCTGCAAGGGGTTCTTGTTGACGGCACCCTCCTGGAAGTCCCACGAGTTCGCCATCTCGGCGCGGTCGATACGCAGCTCCTCACCCCACAGGGTCAGGACGATCTCGACGTCCTCGGCCTCGGCCCGCTGAGCGGACTTCTTTGCGAGTCGATCCTGGGGGCGGGGCGCGTCATCCGGGATGGCGGCGCCACTGCGCTTCTTCTTCCCCCGTCGCCCACCTCGGTTCGGGGTCCGGCGGACGACCTGCGGTTCGGAGATCTCGGCGTCGAGGGGTTCGTTCTCGAACTCGTCCTCGTCGATCACCTCGACGTCGTCGTAGACCTCGTCGTCGAAATCGTCATCGTGGACCTTGGGCATGTGCAGCTCCTTGGTTCGCGCGCCACACATGGGGCGCGATCGCTGCGACCACACGGGCCGCAGCATCGTCGGACAGACCGGCCTTGGTCAGGTCGGCATAGGTGGTTGAGACGGTGGAGACGAATCCGGCCGACAACGCATCACGTGCGTCGTCGGCCGAATCCATCTGCACCGCGAGTTGGAGCGCCTTGGCGACCTTCGCCCGGATCCTCGCCGGGACCGGTTCACCCGGTTCGATATGACCGAGCTGGATGGCAGCCTGCTGAATCTCGGACTCAGTCGGGGGTCTCACCGCGACTCGCCTTCTCGCGGGCTTCCTGCAGGCGCTGTTCCGCGATCCGCACTCTGCGTTCCGCTTCGTCGTGCTTCCGGTCCGCACGAGCTTGCTTGCGTTGCGCCGAGGCGAGACGCTCCTCGGCGACCATGATCGAGATATCGGGATCCATGCAGCGCTCCTCGTGCAGCAGAGAGGGCCAACCGCCCGGCGGGCTGCACTCCACCGGGCGGCTGGGTCTTACGCCGGTACGGCCGCGGCAGCCGGGTTGGTGCCACCGGTCAGTCCCGTACCGCTCACCGTCAGCGCGCCGCCGCCGGGCAGGGTGATCGTGTACGGGCCACCGGCCGAACCGGTCACCGTCGCACCGTCCACCGTCGACAGCGCGTTGACCGCGGTCTGCACCGTCGCAGCGGTCGCATTGTGCGCGATACCCGTCGTGGTCTGGCCGTTGACGGTGGCCGTCCATGTACCGCCGGTCGGCGTGCCGGAGATGGTGACCGACCAGGTGGTCTCGCCCTCGATCGTCTCGACGCGTTCGAACACGTCGCGGTTCGGATCATTGGCGTGATGCACGGTGATCGCGTACATCTCCTGCTCGCCCTCGGCCTTGGTGAACGAGCCGAGCTCGAACAGCGCCGGACGCAGCGAGACCCAGATGTCGGTGATGATGTCCTCGTCACGCAGGACGTACATCGTGTAGAAGTACACGCCCCGCGGAGCGCCGATCTTCTTCGCCGTCGAGCCGGGCAGCACGAACTTGCGCGTGACGCTGTTGTCCTCGAGCGCAGTGAAGCCCGTCGAAACCGTGCCCTTACGCGCCTTGCTGCGGTACCGAGAATGACCGAAGGCGTCGTAGTGGACGATCTCCATCTCGGGATTGACGGGGATGCCGGCGGCCGCGTCGAGCAGACCGACGAACTCCCACGCCTCATGCGGTTCGTCGTCGACGGTCGCGGGGATGAACGGTGCGATGTTGCCACCGGGAACGGCCGAGCGGGCCAGGACGTAGACCTCGGCCTCGTCCCAGATCCTCGAGGCATCGGGATTGACAGCTGGTGCGGTCATGCGAAATACACCCCTTCCAAGGGTTGTCGGTCACCGATGGGTGACTCAGAGAGATTTGGTGCGGACCTTGGCGAGGACGGTCGCGGTCGCGAAGAATCCACCGTTGTGCTTGTCGAACCCGTCGATCAGGTTCGCCCCGGCACGGACCGACGAGAGCCCCGGGACACGCACCCCGAGCAGATGACCGAGACACCGCCCGGTCAACTCGCGTGCATCGTCACGGCCGCTCGCCCAGCCGCTGACCCGGATCTGGCTGATCGTCGAGACCGGCCACTGCTGCGGTCCACTGTCGTCGGCGAGGACCACCGCGGGCCGGTCCCCCGGCTGCCACTCGGATGGCAGCGACAGCCCCACGGCCGCGCTGTCGGCGAGCAGCTCCTCGAGGAAATCGGCGACGACGGTGAGCGCATCGCCCGGCAGACGAAGCGCCTTCACCGCGACCGCACCTCCAACCCGACGGCGGCTGCTGCGCGGGTGAGGTTGCCGTCCCGCGCCTGCATGAGCGCGCCCTCCGGGTCCGCGATGACCACCGACGCCGCTGCACGGTCGAGGGTGTACGGACGCACGAGCACCTCGACGTCGTCACCGACCTCCGCGCGCACGATGCCCGCGACCTGCTCGGCCACGCCGTTGCACATCGCACGCACCGGATCGGACTTGAGAATCTCACCGACACCCGCTCGATCGAGACGGAAGGTGTTCTGCCGAGCCACCGCTCACCCCTTCCCCCGAATCGCGGTGATGACGGTGCCACCGAAGAACGGATCCTCCGGATCCATCCACCCGGCACCGTCCATCACCACCGGATAGTCCGCACCCCGCACGTGCAACAGGTCCGAACCGGTAACCGGCCGCGGCATCGGACCGGTGACGTACACCTTGAATCCGTTGCTCGATCCGGTCCGGCCGAGCTCGGCGAGCTCAGCACCACCGAGCGGCTCGACCACGCACCCATCCAACTCGACCGGGTCCTCCGGCGGAGTGATCGCGTTGTTGCGGTTGTCCCGGTACGGGCCCCGCTTGAGCACGACCGTCTCTCCGAACTCACTCATCCCACACCCCGAATCGGTAATGCGGCACCCGAGTCGGCCCGAGACCGAGCTGCTCCTTGTGCCAGTCGGTGAACACCAGCGCCCCGTCCGGATTGGCGAGGGTCCCCGACTTCGACCAGGGCCCGATGCTCTTCGAATGCGAGACGTACCCGGACGCATCGCCCGCCGTCAGTGCCGACTTGACCACCGAGATCGACACCAGCTTCGCCGCCGGGTCGTCGTCCGCGATGTTCGGAAGTTGCCGGCGGATCCACCGCGCGGCCGCCTCCAGCAGTTGGACCGCCCAGGTGCGTTCGGCGTCGCGGAGGGGACGCCACGCGTCCTGGACATCGCGATAGGTTGCGAACGCCGGGGCGCCCCCTCCGGTGGTCACGACAGCTCGGCGATCAGCGCATCACGATCGAGCGCCGACGCGTAGTCGCGAGCCAGACCCTTCGAGACTGCATACTCGACCCAGTCCTCCACCGGCGCCGTGCGCTTGGGACGCTCGACCTCGCCGTCGGGCTGACCGTCCCCGGTCGACTCGTCACCGCTGTCCTCACCATCGGCGCCACTGTCGTCGGCCGCAACCTTGGTGGTCTTGGCCGGCGCCTTCGTCGCGACCTTGGTCGGCGCCTTCGCCGCGCTGCTGCGAGCACTCGTACGTCCGGCGGGTTCGATCGCGCCGGCCCTGATCAGCCGGTCGACTTCGGCGTCGGGCACCTCGACCACGGTGCCCTTGCGGTGCCGGGTGTAGTTCAACGGCTCACCCGGCTTGGAAAGGATTTCGTCCCACGATTCGGCGACGATGCGGTACTTGGCCATCAGATCTCCTTACGGGGTGAGAATGCCGGTGATCCAGCACGCGGCCTTGGGCTGGTCGAGGCCGAACGCCCGCTTGAACGTCGCGTCCGAACGCCACGTCTCGGTCGGGCCACCGTTGGGGCCATTGCCCTCTGGGTAGAGCTCGGTTGCCTGCAGCGGACGAGTGTCGGAGTAGAACCCGGCGGTGCCGCGCTCGACGACGAGCACCCGGTCCTTCGGCCACGCCCGCGTCGTCAGGCCGGCCAGGCCCATGATGTCGTTGGGCAGCTTGCCGGTGTAGTTGATGTCCTCGGCCGCGAGGCTGTCCTTGTAGACCTTGAGGAAATCGTCGTTGTCCATCAGGACCGGCGCGACGGACTTCGGCAGCACGATGGTGTCGGCTTCGAACTCGTAGAAGTCCTCGTCGCTCTCGACACCGGTCGGGGTGGCCGAGCCGATCTTCTCCATCGCCAACGCGATGTCGTGCCGCGGTGCACCCGAAGCCGTATCCCACGCGGCCGACGCCGGGATCGTGGGCACGAGCGGGTTGTTCAGCAGCGTGAGCAGCGCCTTGGCCTGAGCGCGGATCATGGTGTTCGTCAGCTGGGTGATCTGACGATTGACCTGATCGACCTTGTTCTCGTCCCTCATCTCCTTCGAGACGCGGACACCGAGGCCTTTCTTGGTCGCCACGGCGATCTGCGGCGTCCCCACGCCGCCGGCCCCGATGGGGATCTCACCGAACTCGGCGACCTCGGCGACATCAGCACCGAGGTAGAGCGGGACCGATTCCTCGTACGCCACCAGCCCGTTCGGGTTCGGACCCGCGTCACGCAGGATCGTCTCGCCGAGGAACTGGTTCCTGAGCAGCTCGATCACCCGTGTGGGGATCAGCTTCGGATTGCCGACGAGGTCGGAGACGGTCGTCCGGGGACCGTCTGATACGGAGACAACTCCGGTGTAAACCATGAGGTTTCGTCCTTTCGAAAGGTCAGAGGGTGCGCATCAGGCCGGTCGCATTGGCAGCGACACCCGCCACCTGTGTGCAGACACCGACGAGGGTGCGGGCGTCGGCGTCGGCCGCAGCAGGTGCAACCTTGCCGCCGGCGGTGGCGACGAGACGGTCTCCGAGCTCCGCTGCTGCGGAGTACGTCACCGGCACTTCGATTCCGGCGTACGCCACCGCCGTCGACGTCGGCAGCGGAGCGGCGTTGAGTACGGGCCGGCCGTACGAATCGGTGGCCGGCGTGGTTGCCAGCGAGGCCGGCGGAATCGCGTCGGTGAGCGCAACCCCGAGAACCTTCGTCGATCCGGCAGCGGCGACGCCGATGAGTCCACCGGGTCGGCCTTCGACGAGCTGACCGCCGAGGACGAGCTCGGCCGGGGTGTAGGTCTTGGGTCCGGTCTTGGTGACCTGAGGGATGGCAGACATATCGGCCTCACTTCCAGTTGCGGTAGGCGTCGGACTTGGTCACGTCCTGCTCGGCGGATGCGGACACATCGAGGCTGTGCCCGATCTCGTGCACCGGGATCAGGTTGTCGGGCATCGACGCCAATACCTCGGCCGCACCCGGATCTGCCTCGAGCTGGGCAATCCAGTGGCCGCGACGCGCCGGCGGAATCTTTCCCGCCTTCACCGCCGCGTCGACCGTGCGTTCGCGATCCTCACGCTGCTGACGCGCGTGCGCAGCGACACCGAGCGCGGCCTGCTCGCGCAGCTGCGTCAGCGCCGCGGCATCGACCCGGATCGTGCCCGCGCGGGCCGCGACACCGGTGTCCCCGCCGTTGTCGGCTTCCGCTGCTGCGGCGGCGAGTTCCTCGATCGCGGTGACCACCGCCGCGGCGTCGGCGGTGTCGTCGAGACCGAGTGCCTCGAGGATCGCCGTGATCTGTTCGTCGGTGAAGTCCACCGCGTTCTCTCCTTCGGTTGATGTAGTAGTGGCCCCGTCGCCGGTGCCGGTATCGGCGGTCCCGGTGTCGACGGCCGCAGCAGCACGGCCACGCGACGCCTTGGCGTTCGACCAGGACGCGACACGCTTGGCGCCGGACGCTGCGACGTACTCACGCTTGACCGGGGTGGCCTCACCCCACGTGATCGAGCCGTCCTCGCCGATGGTGACGTCGAAGCGCAGCAGCGACCCGTCCTCCTCGTCGATGACGACGACGAACAACGGATCGGCGTAGATGTCTTCGATCCACCACCACGCGTCCTCAGGGACGACGGTGGTATAGAAACTGCGACGGACGTCTTCGACGGAGACGGACGCCGCGACCATGACCGAATTGGGCATCGGTTCACCTTTCGCAGTGATCGGAATTCGGAACGCGCCGCGCGATCCGGCCGCGGCTTCGACGCCGTACAGCGCCGCAATGTCGTGCAGGGACTGCAATGTGCCCACACCCGGCGCAGTGACACCGAGCAACGCCACCGCCGTCAACACGAACGGATGCCTGTGACCGGTCTGATCGACGAAGTCGTATTCCCCTTCAATCGACCGATCCGGGAAAGCAGAGGCAAGAATGTCCGCCAACCACTCGGGCACCCCCTTGAAGTCACCGAGCAACGTGGTGCCGTCGTCGGTGACCCTCAGGTTGTCGACCCACCCGATCGCCGGCTCACCATCGAACCGCGCATCGGAGTGACCGAGCTTGAGCACCGGGCGACGAACCGCCGGCGCCTCCACCGCAGCCACCGCCGCATACAGATCGTCACTGGTGGGATTCCACGTACCAGTGGAAATTTCCCACTGGCCCGTCTTGATCAGCTCGACGTTCGGGATCGTCTTGAGCACCGGCCGCACCGGTATTGTCACGTCGGGCACGCCGCCTCCTTCCTCGCTGCCTGCCGTCTGCGACGTCGCCGCGCGGACGCCGACAGCGCCACAGGCTCCCCGTCGGGAGAGGGCGCGGGCTTCGGGGCAGCCACAGGTTCGGGCAACGGCTCGGGTTCGGGCAACGGCTCGGGTTCGGGCGCACTCGACGTTTTCGGATCCTTCGGCGGAAGGCCGTGCATCTGCCGCAGGAACTCCTCGAGTTCGCGGTCCGGGTAGAGCAGCCCCATCTGCGTCAGCTGCGCCAGAGCGGCGGCCGTCGCCGGATGCCGGGCCCCGATCTCGTCGAACACCAACCGCGGCGCGGGAGTGTCCTCACCGAAGTTGATGTCGACGAGGTCTTCGATGATGTGCGCATTGGCGACATCACGTATCCAGTCCGCTCTCGTCTGCAGCGACTGGATGAACAGATCCGCCTGCGTGTCGGCCAGGGCGTAGCTGCCGCCCTTGCCGTCGAGGTTGAGGAAGTGCGCCAGCACCGATCGGCCGATCTGCGCATCGCAGTAGTTGATCAGCGGCATCGGATCCGTCAGCTGCCCCGCCACTCCGGCCAGGGTGAACTTCCAGCCCGCCGGCAACGACATGCCTGCGTGAGGACCGGCCCGGAAACTGCTGGCCATCTTCCGGCCCTTTTCCAGCTCCTCGTCGGTGGCACCGGCCGGCGCCTCCACCACAGGCACACCCATACCGTTGCGTTCGACGACCTGCGGCGCGAGACGCAGCATCGCCTGCTTGATCATCCACGGCGCGTAGCACGACCGGAGGATCGAGTTCCCCAGCCAGTTGCCATCTTCCTTGTCGCACACGTACACCACGAGGCTTGTCACCGGCATCTTCAACTCGACGCCGGGCGGTGTGCTCGGATCACGCATCTGCTGGATCCATTCGAGACCACCGTCGCGGGCGACCTTGATCTCCTGCACCGAGGCCGGCGGTCGCGGGGCCAGCTTGCGCAGGTGCGCCAGACCGTCGTCACCGATGCGGTAGGACTGCTCGAACGGCATGAACCCCAGCGGCATCGCGAGCAGCGCCTGGTTCAGGTGCTCGGTCCACGAGAACCGGCCCCGCGTGCGAGCCGACGGAGTCGCCGCGCGCCCGACGACAGGCAGGTTCAACTCCCGGGCGACGAAGCCGACAACATCGTCGGAGGCGCCGTTCGGATCGAGGCGCCATGTGGTGCGTTTGAGCGGGAGAGTCACCGCCCGCAACACCGAGGTCACCTGCGAGTCGGTGCGTCGCATCTTGTCGAAGACCTGGATCGAGTTCGGCCACCGCAGTTCCGGGGTGGTCTCCTGATCCATGTCGAACGCATTGCCCTGACCCGACACCAGATAGCCGAGTTCCGGGGCGTCCACTTGGGTACTCACTCGCACCTCCCTTCCCTTAGAAGCCGACGGCCGCGAGATGTCCGGTCACCGAGTCGTCCTCGTCGGCGGCGGCGAGACTTTCGGGTGCGCCGGCCGGAGGTGTCGCCTGTGCCTGCCCCTTGGTGACCAACGCCCACACCGCCAGCGTCACCGCGACCAGCAGCGCGATGTTCTCCTGGCAGTCCCACTCGAACGCCCACGCGCCGGTGCGGCCGATGTTGCGTTTCTCGACGACGTTGAGAATGTCCATCAGCGCCTTGTCGCCGAGGTGGACGATCTCGCCCTCCTCGAATCCGGTCTTCAAGCCGAGGCAGGCCTGCCCCATCTGCGCGGTCGTGGTGCGGACCGGCTCGATCTTCTTCGCGACCAGATGCGGGGTCAGCACGTCGGCCGGCGAACCCGAGTCGATCGCAATCGCCACCGGATCGAACGCGTCGACACAGGAGACCAGGAACTGCACATCGGCCTGTGTGTTCGGCTCGGCGACCCGACCGCGCTCGACGAAGATCCGACCGTCGTCGGTGTAGACCGCCGCGGCTACCGCGGTGACCTCCCCGCGCCAGTCGCGGGCCACGCCGAGCGCCCGGCGGTCGGTCAAACGGGGAGAGAGAGAACGGTCGACGACCGCGTCACGTACCGCATCCATGTTGATGACGTGCGCGTGTTCGCCTTCGCTGCGTTTCGGTCCGTTCCAGATCGACAGGCGTTCGGTGCGAAACCCTTTCAGGTTCCGATCTTTCTGCGAGCGGTACTGGTCTGCGACGAATTCCTCGGTCGTGATGTAGCCAAGCGAGGGATTCGCCTGCGCCCACGCCTGCGGATCGGACTCGTCGACGTCGGGCGGACACGAATACTCGATCCACAACAGGGACGGATCCTCACCGGCTTTGCCGCGCTCGCGCAGCCCGTCCCACTTGTGGCAGTGCGGCATCGAATCGATGTCGGCCGCGGACCCGATGTACAAGGTCTGCGGATTCTTCGCCGTCGTCAGGGCTCTGTTGCAAAAATCGTGAAGCTTGAGCATGCTTGGCGGAGATTGGACGGACGGAACGATGACGGATTTCAAGTGGCGCCATTTCCAGGGTGATGTGATCCTGTGGGCGGTGCGCTGGTATTGTCGCTATCCGATCAGCTATCGCGACCTTGAGGAAATGCTGGCGGAACGCGGCATTTCGGTCGACCATACGACGATCTATCGCTGGGTCCAGTGCTACGCCCCGGAGATGGAGAAGCGGCTGCGCTGGTTCTGGCGGCGTGGCTTTGATCCGAGCTGGCGCCTGGATGAAACCTACGTCAAGGTGCGGGGCAAGTGGACCTACCTGTACCGGGCAGTCGACAAGCGGGGCGACACGATCGATTTCTACCTGTCGCCGACCCGCAGCGCCAAGGCAGCGAAGCGGTTCCTGGGCAAGGCCCTGCGAGGCCTGAAGCACTGGGAAAAGCCTGCCACGCTCAATACCGACAAAGCGCCGAGCTATGGTGCAGCGATCACCGAATTGAAGCGCGAAGGAAAGCTGGACCGGGAGACGGCCCACCGGCAGGTGAAGTATCTCAATAACGTGATCGAGGCCGATCACGGAAAGCTCAAGATACTGATCAAGCCGGTGCGCGGTTTCAAATCGATCCCCACGGCCTATGCCACGATCAAGGGATTCGAAGTCATGCGAGCCCTGCGCAAAGGACAGGCTCGCCCCTGGTGCCTGCAGCCCGGCATCAGGGGCGAGGTGCGCCTTGTGGAGAGAGCTTTTGGCATTGGGCCCTCGGCGCTGACGGAGGCCATGGGCATGCTCAACCACCATTTCGCAGCAGCCGCCTGATCGGCGCAGAGCGACAGCCTACCTCTGACTGCCGCCAATCTTTGCAACAGAGCCGTCGTCAGGATGTTCGACAGTGCGTTCTCGGACTCCGGCGTGATGATCATCGCCTCGTCGTAGACGATCCGTTCACCGGAGAACGATCGGCCGGCCGAATCGGTGCGCGAACGGAACAGGATCCGCGAACCGTTGCGCAGCGTGATCCCTTCCTCGCCGCCCCGCTTGCGAATACCGCGGGGAGCGATGAGCTTGCGCAGATCCCGGTGCCCGTCGAACAGCGCGATCAGCTTGCGCATCGACTCGAGCGCCGCTGGCATCTCGTGCGCGGTGTGCAGGATCTGCACCCCGGGCTCGAACACCATCCATCCGAGCTCGACGTTCTCGACCACCGCGGACTTGCCGTTCTGCCGGGCGACGAGCAACCCGACTTCCTTCGCTGCCCACTTGCCGTCCGACCGGCACGCCATGATGTCGGTCGTCGCCGCGGCCTGCCACGGGATATGAATGCGGCCGGCGAGCATCACCAGGTCGAGGACCTCGTCGGCGAGGCTGTACGACGACGGCGGCGCGCTACGTATACGCGGCGTCTGCGATCCTCTGAGCTCGGGCAGCGGCGAGAGCATCAACCACATCACCTCCGGCCGGCGTCGCTTCGTCTGCTCCCTCGATCTGCCGCAGGGTCAGACGCAACATGCCCACCAGTGCGCGCCGTTCGGCCATCGCACCGTCGATCCGCAGCACCATCTCGCCGTCACCGGACACCACTCGCGTCCAGGCGTCCACGTCGCCGGAGAGCAGCTGGTCGAGCTTGTCCAGGGAGTCCGCCATCCGGCACGCCTCGGCCAGCAGCAGCAGCCGCGCGCTGTCGTCGGCGAGCCCGTCGCTCAGCGCGCCCCACAGCGCGGCACCCCGCTCACCCAGCTCCGATGGTCGGAAGGCCTCCGATAGCTCCTCAGCCACGCCCCCAGCCCCCTCCCTGCCCCCTCGGGCCCGATGCGTCCGCCCCCGGGAGAGTCCTGGATCGAGGGACCGGTGGCGGAGTCAGGGGGGATGGGCCCCAGGATCCAGGCGGGGGCCCCCAGGCGGCCACCAGGGCGGCGCTCAGCTGCCCCCAGGCGGCCCAGCAGCGCCGGGGTGCCGCTCCCCCGCTGGCGCGAGGCTCAGCGCGGCAGCGGGCCGCTCAGCCGCCGTCGCCTGAGGCGGCGCCGGGCCAGGCCAGCAGCGTCGTCGCCTCCCCCTCCGGCACGGCCTCAGGGGCCGATGCCACGGCAGGGCGCAGGTGGTCACGGGTGCCTCGACCACGTTGCCTGTTGCAGCGGTGGTGCAGCAGCCGATCGGCGACGGTGCCGCCGTTGACGCGAGCGAGGCTGTGGTCGGCCTCGAGCACGGCGCCGTCGAAGTTGCGAGCCGGATCGCGGAACATCGGTCGCTCACACCACCAACACGGGGTGCCGTCGATGTGCAGCCTCAGCAGACGATCGCGGTGCTGCTGATGGTCCCAGCCCATGCCGCGCTCGGTAGTTGTCGGACGCTTCACCGCAGGTGTGTCCAGACCGCGCTCGCTGTACCACTTCTTCGCGGCCTGGGCCATCTGCCACGGACGCTCCCGGCTGATGCGATCCATCACCACATCGGGGCCCGGGTCGACCGTGACCACCTCGGCGCCCAGGCCGCGGTAGTGCTCCATGAGCTTGGCCGACGGTGTGGAGTGGATGACGTACACATCGACGTCGTCGGCGTAGACCACCGCGGCGTCAATGGCCGCCTGGCGCGCGGCACGGGCGACGGCCTTGACCTCAGCCGTGTGCTTGTGACTGTCCAACGCGGCAGGGGTCAGCACGTTCGCGAGCGCATCGAAGTCGATCGTCAGGTCGCCGGCCTCGGCGTGCTCGCGCACCCACGTGGACTTCCCCGCGGCAGGCGGGCCGATGACGAGATACAGCGTCAACGGAGTTCACCCCCGATCGTGCTGCAGAAACGACTTCGGCCGACGTGTTCGAGATACACGTCGGCCGTTGGCACGAATGTAGCACGCAACAGTCGCGAGGGCGCTACCTCCGGGCTCGCTGGGCGCGTCGACGACGCTGCGCCGCCGCCCGCGCGAGCACATCACCAGCACGAAACAGGGGCCGCTGCTTGTTGGTTCGATACACCACCGACACATGGCCGGCCTCAACCCAGCGATACAGCGTCGACCGGTTCACACCCACCAACGCCGCCGCCGCAGTCGCCGACAGCATCTCGTTCTCGTCGATGGTCACCAGCTCGGGCACCACCCATCCCTGACCGAGGGCACGGGCCCGCTCGTCGAGGTCCATGCACCGGGCGGCGTCCAGTTCGAGCAACGCCTCGCGGTAGGACTGCGCGATCCGGCGAGCACGGTCGAGCTGGTTGTCGGCCGGCCACGGCCACGGGTCGGCAGTCATCGGAACCTCGCCGCGGAGTAGCCGACAGCGAAGCACAGCGCGTCCCCGAACGTCCGGAACGGGTATCCCTGCCGAGCAGGACCATCCGCAGACATGTACAGCGGCTCGAACACGCACCACATGTCACCGAGCCGACGGACCACGGTCTTGTCGTGCCGCGTCGGGTCGTCGAGAAGGATCTCGCGCATCGTGTATTCGTTCGTCATGCGAACTCCTGGTAGTCGGTGGCGAGGATGGTGGTCATCCGCCGGTAGTCGAATTCAGTCCATGCCGCACCACATGCGAGGCAATCGATCAGCTCGGCGCCGTGCCAGCGGCCGAGTTGCGACTCCTCGCAGCGCGGGCACGGCAACGGCATCCGGTCGCGGCCGCGACTGACGCCAAGGGTCGCCGACGCCCGCCGGTGCAGGTCGACCAGGCCGAGCGCGAGGCTCACACCGTCCTGTCGGATCGCCGCCCACTGTTCGCCGCCGCGCAGCCATCCCATCGCGTCGTGTTCGGGCACGTCGAGCAGGATCGCGATGTTGTTCTCGATCAGATCGAGGTTGTGGCCGACGTGACGCTCGTGCGGGTCAGCGAGACCGAGGCGTTCGGCGATGACGACCGCGCAGCGGTGTGCGGTGTCGGCGATCTCGCCCATGAGCGCGTCGGTGTGCACGTTGACCGGAACCGGCGGTGTCGGGGACGCGGCCGGGCGGCCGGACGTGGGTCCGGTGATGCTGGTGTCCTCGAACGCTCGGTGCAACGCGAGGTAGTCCTCCCACAGTGCGGCCGAGGCAGCGGTGACGGCGCCGATGCAGCCCTGGCACAGGAACCGGGGCCGGATGGTCAGCGCGGACAGCCAGTTCCCGGTCTCGTAGTCGCGAACCCGGTTGCGGCACGTGTCGTTGGCGCGGCAGGCGTGCCCGGTGGTGGATGGGTCAGTGGTCATGCGGATGTCCTTCCGGCGGTGCGCACTTCCAGCACGGCTCGGGCAGATGGTGGATCGGGCAGTCGGTCTCGTCGTCGACGGTCGACGGCGGACCGGTCCATCCCGCCCAGGGGGATCCGAACCTGCCAGGGGCCGGCACATGCGGCGCGGCGCCGGCATCCCACTCCCGGGATTCAGGCTGAGGATCAGGAACTGGTTTCGAGGAATGGATCAGATGGTCAGGGGTCTGGAGGTTGTGGTCACGTCTCCTGCTGCCTCTTCCCCGACGACGACGTTTACGAGGTGATCTCTCGTCACCAGCAGCGGCTAACCCAGCCTCGTTACCCTCACCAGGAACCCAACCCTGACCCTGCCCTGACCCTGCCAGGCCCGTACGCGCGTGCGTCGCCCGCATGGGGACAGCTCGTTTCGCGTGGTGGGGGGTGTGGTCGGGGCGTGGTCGGCGCGTGGTCGCGTCACCGCTGGTCGGACGGGTGTTCTCTGCGGCGCGGTGTTCCGGCGAGGTCATCTCAGCGTCGCGGTGCTCCGGCGAGCGGGTCTCTGCGGCGACTGGTGTCGGCGAGACATGCTCTGCGGCGGATCGGGGCGGCGAGACGTGCTCAGCAGCGGAATGCGGCGAGACGTTGTCACGAGCAGGCGGTGGCAGCAGGACCATGTCGGCCTGGGCCGGGGTTCGTTGTCCCTTGTGCTGGTTGCAGGCCTTGCAGCACAGGACGATGTTGCGGACACCGTCGGCGCGGTTCGGATCGACGTGATCGAGCGAAGGCCGGCGGCCGGTTTCCGAACGGGTGTCCTTGCGGCGGATCAGGGTGCCGCAGTAGCGGCAGTGCGCTTCGGTCGGCTTGGTGGGGTCGATGCAGTCGCGTGCCCACACCGAATTGATGATCTCCTGGTCTTTGAGCTCCTTACTCTTTCGGCGTTTGATCTCGACTTTGTCGCCGGGGTCGTATCCCATGTCGAACCAGTCGTGAAACAGGTAGGTGTCGGGTTCAACCTCGGGGCAGCGGGGGCAGGTGTGCCCGGGCCCGTGCCACAGGCCGACATCGACGAGGATCGACGCCAGGTACTCGGCGAGCTGCGGATTGAGCAGAATACGGATCAGATCGGTGCGGCGGACCACACCATCCTTCGGGCGGTGCTCGGCCGTGCCGTTGGTGCCCGCGCCGGCCATCGTCCACAACCCGATCGCAGCGATCCCCTCAAGGTTCCCCTCGAGTGCCCGCTCAGCCAGAGCCCGATGCTTCGGACTCTGAGGGACTTGATCGCTGACCTGGAAAAACACTGGTCTCCTTGGGATTTCGCATTCTCAACCCGAACAATTCTGCAAACCTGGAAGTTCCGTCACTCGTGGACTCCATTCGCTGCGCCGTCACTCCTCACTCGGCTCGTCATGCCCGACCGGGTACATGTGCCCCGACATCGGACACGAGTTGTGCGCGGTGTCGTTGTGCCGCCGCACGCGGCCGGCATTCGTGGCAGTCACGTCACGCTTACAAACCGGACAAGACAGCGTCATCGCCGATTCCTCCTGCGTCGCTGACGGTTCGGCTGAACAGCCCACATGGGCGGCTCGGTGGACGGGCGCGGCAGGGCGCGCTCCTGCGGTGTGCGCGTGTCGGGTTCAGGCTCAGGGTCCGGCTCAGGCTCGAAGGGGCTCGGCGGGATAGTCCACGAGAGACCGGCGCCATCGAGTACGTCTCGCATGAGGTACCAGTTGCCCCACATCTGACTACGAAGTGCGACCAGGGAATCGAGACTCCACGCCTCGTCGTAGACGACGTCCTCTTGCGCGATCTGGACACCGCGCCAGCCTCCCCGGACCCGGCCTCATGCCGAAGCGCTCGCGGGCCTCCGCGACCGTTATCCACCGCTCTGAGTCGGTCACGCCTTCACGGATCCGCCGGAGCTGCGTCGGGTTCGCCCACGGTCCGATGAACTCGGAGCCGGGGCACCAGATCGGCGAGTCGTCCTCGTCGACGCGGTACTGATCGAGCTGATCAGCGCACGCCGGGCATCCGCAGTAGTAGGCGCGCATCGCGCGCACACGCTCGGTGATCGGCAGGCCGTGCCACTCGCCGTCGCAGTGGGGGCACTTGTCGATGCCGACGTTGTGGTCGTAGCCGGAGCGCTCGTCGTAGCGGCTGAGCTGCTCGTCGACCAGGGCGTCGATCTCGTCGATGATGTCGGGTCGGCGTGTCATGACGTCTTCTCCTCACCGGTCTCGTCGGCAGAACTGTTCCGAAACGCTTTCTCCACGGCGCGAGCGTGAGACCGGAAGGTGCTATCGACTGCGTCGTGGTGTTCGAGGTGCCGCTCGGGGTTGACGACGAGCGCGGCACAGACGTGGCACAACGCGAGAGGCGAAAACGTCTCAGCGATGCGCTCGGCACGCCTCGAGCTGCACTCGGTCTCGATCTCCTTCAAACGGCGACTCAGATCGTCCTCAGCGGTCATCGATCCGGCCCCTCATCGTCGATGTCGGCGGCGGTCAGGAAGCGATCCTTGGCGGCGTCCGGGTCGATGCTCTTCGCGAACGCATTTCGCATCGCCTGCGCGAACTCCTCCGGCGATTCGGTGAGCTGCAATATCGACGCGAGCGTGAGGCTGACCTGATAGAGCAGCTCGAGGACAGTTTCGCGCTGGCCCGGCGTCATCGCGTAGAGATCGCGCAAGGCGTCGACCGCGTCGCCGTCTAGGCCGTCCCATTCGGCGCTCACCGGGGAACCGCCGTCGTTGCGGCATCGAGGTAGACGTGCCACACGAGGTCGTTCGGGCACACCACCGTGCCGACGTACAGGGCCTCGTGGACGAGTGCGTGCCCCGTGCCCTCGACGTAGAAGGTGTGCAGGCGCGCCGGGGTCGTCTGATCAGGAAACTCGAACCACAGGTCGATGTGCGTATTCGGGTTTCGGCGGCATGGCGCGACGTGCAGCAGTTTCGAGCGGGCAGGCAGCTCGACCGTCACCGTGTCCGTGATCTCGATGTTCTTTCGTCCGACAGCGCGCCGGGTGTGAGACTTCGATGTGGGGTCTCCCCCGGCTGCTGCGCGCTGGTTCTCGTGGTTCAGGCTCATTCGACTGTTTCCTTCATCGTGAAGCTGCCGGCGTTTCGGAAGCCGCCTACGCTGATCCAGCCCTCGATGGGCAGGTCGGATACGCGGAGGCCGCTCGCGTCGTCGGGCGTTTCGATCCACAGTTCGGGATCCGAAGACCGGATCATCGGTCTGATGTACGTCTCGATGCGCTGATAGAGACGGCCCCAGTGGAGCCCGTCATCCGTAGACCACGGATCGGCCACCTCCGCCACGGGTACGACGAGATCCGGCGGATTATGAGTTCTTCCCACCCGATCGAACGAGACGGTGATGTTGCTCATGGCAGGGTGCCCCTTCCCGTAGGTATCAGGCTGCTGATGACCAGTGCGGCGATGACGAGAACACCGGCTGCGGTGAGCGCGAAGGCCTCGGTAACGGCGGTGGCGGTCTTCATGACGCCTGCTCGCTGGCATCGGCACCGTGTGCGCGGATCGCTTCCGCGAGGGCCTGGCGCTCACGCTCAGCGGTGGCAAGGACCGTGAAGCAGTCCGCGGCCGCGAGGGCGTCCCCGAGCGCCGAATGCGGGCGGGTGTTGGTGACGCCGAGCAGTTCGCAGCAGCGGTGCAGTCCGGGCGTTTCGGTCGGTGGCAGTCCGAGCGCTCCGGCGGTGTAGGCGGACAGGTCAGCGAGGCGGTAGTGCCACGGTTCCGTCTGGTCGTCACCGATGGGAAGCCATGACCGGAAGAATGATCGGAGCACTCGGGCATCGAAGTGCGGGTTGGCTCCTGCCAGGGTGTTGCCGGTGAGCATTCCGTACAGCTTCTCGGCCTGCTCCGTTGTTTCCTTGACGTCGAGTTCGTGTTCGAACAGGCGGCGCTCGTAGTAGCGGTTGACCGCGAGTGCTTCCGGCTGTGCCGTGATCAGGTGGTCGCGGTTGAAATAGGGCACGAATTCGAGCTGCTCACCGGTGGTGACGTTGACCGCCGCGACCTCGAGGACTTTCGCGTAGTGGGGGTCGAGTCCTGTGGTTTCGGTGTCGACCACGATGAGGTGACGCTCGGTGGCGGGTGCGGTGGTCATCGGTTCCTCCATTGGGAAGCCTGGGGGCAGGACACGAAGTGCGAGAGGTACAGCGGCACACCCGCGGCAGCGAGAGCGTCACGGCGCGAGCCTTTGACGACCGCGGCGAGACGAACTCCGGCGACCGTGGAGAGCATGAGATTGCCGTTCGGCGTCGAGGCCGGCTCGACCGGAATCGGGGTGCCTTTCGTGGTCGACGCCCACACGATGTCGGCGCGACAGGTTCCGCAGCGCGTGATCTCCGCAGTGAGGTCCCAGCCATCGATCGGGGCGCTCATGCTTCACCGCCGGACTCCGCGAGGGCTTTCTGCCACCGTTGAACGGTCCTGTTGGTGACGCCGAGATGGTCGGCGATCTCGCGATAGTTACGACCCTTGTCGGAGAGGATGTGGGCGGCGGCGCTCATGACGCGGCGGTGGTCCGGGTGCATCGACCCTGCGCGGCGGGGAGAGCGCCGGCGAGCGTTGACCAGGATCTCGACGTCGAGCGCGTCGGAGTCCTCGGCCGTCCATTCAGCCAGGTGTGCAGTGGTCACTGGTCGTTGTTCCTTCCTTCGAAAGTGATCACGACTCCGGACTTTGCGAGCTGCTTGACGCCTGCTTCGAGGCCGTCCACGGCGGGCTTCGTCGCGTTCCGCGGTACCGAGTCCGAGGCGGGCAGTCGGATGTCCCACGAGTCGGCCCAGCTTTCGCGCTTGGCTTTGTCCTCGTCCGACAGCAGTGTCGGAGTGAGGGTTCCGAGGAAGCTCTCGCCGATCACGACGGACAGGGCGCGGGTCTCGGCATGGGCGGTGACGGAGATCGGTTCGTTGTAGGTCTTCGCCGCGACGGTGAAGGCGGCTACCACGTGCGGAGACAGGTGCATGGTGTCGAGCTCGGTGTGAGGCAGGGACCGGATACGGGAGATGGTGTGGGCCACATCGGGAAACGAGTCGAGCATGTCGATCCGCGGCAGTTCGAGGACCTGGCCGTCGATGCCGGGCAGACCGGAGACGTCCGCGACCTTGACGTAGTTGTCGCCGATCTCGATTTCGATGATCGCCTCGGGTTCGTCGGACTTGTCGGCCGGCGCTTTGAACACCGACAGCACCTTGCTGATCTGCTCCGGTGCGAAGTCGACGATCACGCCGTCTGAGGGCAGCGGGACCAGGTCGTTCTCGGACTCCCACACCGAGGCGATCGCGAGACCGGAGGTCCAGCCGTCGGTGGCGGTGAGGGTGAGGTTGTGCCGATCGATCTCGGCCCGGACACGGTTGAGCGTGTCGGACTTCGGATTGGCATGCTTGACGACCGCGATGCACGCGCGGCGGAAGTCGTGGGTGGCGACACAAATAGTGGTCACTGTGTGTTGCCCTTTCGGTCTGTGTCGATGGGGAACGGCATCGCGAGCTGGCCGTCGACCGGATGGGTACCGGTGGCCTGGCTGCGGCACAGCCAGCCGTAGATGGTGATGCGCCGTTCGGCGGTCTGCGCGTGCCACCAGGCGTCGGCGTCGTCGACGGTGCTCACCGGTACCTCCACTGCCGCTTCACGCGGCGCGGCAGATCGAGGCGGACATGAGCAGGTTTCGGGTTCGGTGGCCGGCGCGCGTGACAGGTCTCGGAATGCAGGACATACAAGGGCTGCTGATCGGCGATCGCGCGGTGCAGTTCGTCGCCGCGGAGGATGTCCGCGTAGACGACGCCGTCCTCGTCTCGGATGTCGCGTTTGCGGACCGAGCCGAGACCCGGGGCGGGGTACAGATCCAGAGGGATCCGTTTGCCCGACCCGGTGGACGTCGCCCACGTGATCTCTGCCTTGCAGTTCCTGCAATGAGCCATTAGTTCGAGGCCACCACCCGAGCGGCGACCGCGATCAATGCGGCGGCCAGATCGTTCGCCTGTGCGGTGGTCAACGCCGCGGCGTGCGGCGCGAGACGCCCGTCGGGTTCGACCGTGATGCATGCCGAGCCGTCGGCGGCGGTCCAGGCGATCATCGTGCGATCGGCCGGCAACCGCGACGCCGCGAGGTCGGGCAGATGTACGACTGCGGTGCCCGGCCCGAGTCGGTCGGAGAGGGCGCGGGCGTCGTCGGTGCCGAGCGGAGGCCCGGTGTCGATGGTGCTCACAGTGTGTGTGCCTCCGTCCAGGGGTCGGGTCGGTACGCGAAGTCGATCGGCACGTTCACCCGTTTCGGGTCCGTTGCGATGTCGCTCGCCAGGGTGATGAGGTCTTGGAGCCTGCCCACCTCGACCGAGCCCCGGGCGGGCTTCGTGCCCGCCTGGGTCCGGTCGGGGAGTTGCTCGTCGGCCTCGTGCATCGCCGCGTAGGTGCGCCACAAAATCGCGAGGTTCACCGCGGCGTTCGCCTGCGCGAGTCGTTCCCCGCGGAAGTCGGTGTTCTCTTCGGCGGCGTAGGTCAGGCTCACGGCGAGGTTCGCGACCGTGTCGGCGACACTGCGAGCCTCGACCGAGTCGACCTGATCGAGACGGTGACGGTCGTCGATCATGAACGGCCTATCGTCCTGAGCGGCGTCGCGCAGCGCTTCACGAAGATCGTCGATCAGCTGGTGTGCCTCGTCGACGGTGAGGTACACGCGGCCGACGCCGGTGCCGACCATGACAGCGATCTCACGGGAGTTCGGCTGCCATCTCGCGGAGACGTCTCCGCTGTTCTCGGTGCGGCTGTAGGCCACGGTCACCACCCGCCGCTCTGCGCGACGGCGATCGCAGCGACGAAGCACAACGCGGCAACGATCAGGATCGCGATGTACAGGACCATCTCACCGGTCGTGGGTCGGTCGAGGTCATCGGTCGCGGCACGGTAGGCGGCCCAGCCCTCGTCGGTGTCGATCGGCGCCGACGGGAATACCTGTTCACGGTTCAGCATCGGGAAGCTCCTTCTCGGTGGGCAGTCCAGTAGGCGCTGCCGAACTGGTCGTCGTTGGTGATCTCGAGCTGCAGTGCCGGCAGTCCGTCCTGGCGGGCCGCGGCCCACTCGCGGTAGCTGCACTTGCGCCACGGGCCGAAGCCCGCCGGCGGGGGCGCGACCTCGATCTGCAGCCCGGACGGCTGCGAGGTCTCCTTGGTGACCGGAGCGGCCGGCGCGGTCGCGCGAGCTCGGTTGGCGTTGGCGAAGAACTGTGTCACCGCGGCAGATGTTCGAATGTCCGCTTCACGACTCATGATTCGCACCGCTTTCTCGATCGTGTGGAAGGGTGGTGGACGGGGTCGGCGCGGCATCCCCACACGCGCCGGCCCCGTCGTTTCGGTTGGCGATCTCCAGCAGCACGTCCGCGTGGCACGGCTGGTCGTGTGGGCACCAGCAGGCGAGGTCTCTACCGGCGAGCTCGGCCCGGATTTCCTCGACACTCGGGTACGTCCACGACACCGGACCGCGACCTCCGCTGACATAACGCCAGTTCGGGAAGCTCAGTCGCCCTTTCTCAGCGAGCACCCGGAAGTCACGCACCACGAGCGTGGCGATACCGAGTTCGTCCAGTCGCGGGTACTGCGCCGCGACGTCGGACAGCCCGATGGGGTTGCCCCACTTCGTCGGCCGCCCGACGTACACCGCGCATTCCGGCATCTGCCAACCCGCAATGCGCTTTCGTTGGATCCGCCTCGGCCTCATGGCGCCACCGTCCCGATCAGCAGACCCGCTACCACGAGGGCAGCAAGGCTGATCAGCAAGGTGATCCCGATCGCGAACACCAGACCGCGGACCGCGTTGTCATCTCGACGGCCGTTCATCGCGACCCCCACGTATCGACCGGGGCGTGGTACTGACCGCTCACTACCGGCTCACTGCTGCCCGCGTCGCACGCGGCGACGAAGAACGCGCCGGCGAACAACGCAGCGAGGAGACGGCGAACGCGGCGCGAGGTCACCGCCGTCCCTCCGCAACATCGGCGGCTGCGATCAGAGCCGCCGCGAGACGGCGAGCTCCGCCCGGCGTGAACTTGCCGAACCGCTGGTGAAGCTTCACCACCCGAGGACGCGCGTACACGTTGGCGCCGGCGACCGATCTCCACACAACGTGCCCGGACTCATCCATCCCGTCCGATGCAAGGGCCGACACTGCTCGCTCCGCCTCGACCCGTTCGAGGACTCTGCGGATTCCGCTCGTGACTGCCGGCGTCATCGGAGCAGGGGTGCAGTGAGGGTCGTCCTGCCGCCACCACTCAGATGCGCCATCGAGAAACACCCGCGCGTACTCGTCTACGAGCTGGTCGGGGAGGTCACCGGGGCTTCGGCTGCGGAGGGCGTCGTCGAGGCCCTCCGCAGCCTGCCCGTCTCCTACTGTCGAACTGCCACGTTCACCTACAGAAGGAGAAGTCCGATGAGCTTGCGTCAATTCCTGTCGCTCGATATGCCCGAGGAGCACTTCCCCGTCACGAGCAATTTGCAGGCCCAGGTAATGGAGGTTCTTTCCGAGGGCGACGACCCGATTAGCGAAAGCCCGACTGCGGCGTTCCTCGCGCTCGCGGTCGTCGGCCTGGAGGCTCGCCTCAACGAGCTCGAGGCGATGCTCCGCGAAGGCAACGCGGAGCGTCTCGACCTTCAGACGCGCCTCGCTGACCTTGAGATTCGCATTCGCGAGGCTGGCCTTCCACTCGGTCCTCCGCAGGTGTGACGCATCAATCCGGGACGACTGTTCGGTTCCCGCGGAGGACTCGACGGAGTCCTCCGCGGGACCGGTCTCTCCTACGCTGTGATCGCCACAACCACCAACCGAAGGAGAAGTCTCATGGCCTGCGTTCTCGTCTACCGCGGCATCCGGTACGAACTCGACGCCCGATACGACATCAACGACGTCACCAACACTCTGCTCGAACGACTCAACCGAATCGCCCACACCACCGGCGACCTCGAGGCCCGCCCGCGTGTCCTCATGGGAGGAGTCGGTCACGAGGACAGTCATGGCGTCGGAGACCACGACCCGTTCGTGCTGTTCCACCTTGCCGACGGCCGCGACATTTGGCTGCTGATCCACGACCAGACCGATCTGGCTGTAGAGACCGACGAGCGTCTCGTTCAGTCCAACAACCCGAACAGCATTGCTCGCGACCCACTCGGCGAGTAGCCCTTCGCTGTCGAACAGATCGAAGTTGTTCGCGTGCCGAGTGAGATCCCCGACCGCGCCTCGATAGTCGGCAAGCGCACGCATCCGCCGCGCGAGCGGCGACGAGGCCCGCGCTTTCCGGGACTTGTCCACCGGCTCGCCGGGAAGCGGGACCAGGAAACGCCGGCCGAGGCGACTACTGGGCCGCGCGTGCCGGTCCTGGTCCGATTCAGCGTCGGTTGCCGAGGACCCCGGCAAAGTGCGCGACCGCGGAGGCAACCCCCAGTCCCGCCGCAACCGAGCCTCAAGACCGCCCGACTTCAATTCCGCACGCTTGAGAGCGTCGACGGACCGGCCCGATGTCCACCACGCTTCGATCTCGTCACGGACCAGGGAGCGAATCATCTCCTTGTCCGTGATGGGTTCGGTCTGGTCGGTGTCACTGGTAGTCGGTAAGCTCTCGTTCGACATCGAGAGTCTCCAATCTGTGTCATGCCCCGCCTGGTGTTGCGACCACCGGCGGGGCGATTCTTTTGGTCAGGAGGCCGGCGAGCTGAGCGCCTTCTCGGCGTCCGAACGGCGAATTCGCGCTACTCCCGAGGGCAGGCGCGTTGCCTTGATGTGCCCCGCGGCGATGTACCGCTGAATGGTGCGAACGCTCACATGCCATTCCCGTGCGACCTGACCTGTGGTCAAAAGCTCATCCGTGTTATTCCGGTGTGGCATGGCCGTGACGCTATACCGGTCCGACATAAAGCGTCAATCTGGTCACAGATATTGTCGTGGGTGTCGCGTTTGACGTAGCGTGTCGATCATGACTACGACCAAGGAACGTCGCATGGACATCAACTACAACGAGGTGATTGGTGAGCGCGTGCACCAACTCATGTGGCGGCAACGGCGTAATCAGACAGACGTCGCCAACGAACTCGGCATCGCGCAGTCGACTCTGAGCCGCAAGCTGCGCGGCGATCGGCCCTGGGAGATCAACGAGCTGTACGCGTTGGCGGAGATCTTGGAGGTGGGGATCATGGATCTGATCCCGAACGAAAGAAAGCCCCGCCCGGGTAATAACCCGGGCGGGGCTTCACTCCCGCTCCCCCGGCTGGACTCGAACCAGCAACCGTTCGATTAA